AGATGTCAGACCACGCACTTAACGACCGCCTCGCGGCTCTGCTGCGCGACAGCGGGGTCAGCCGAGAGGCCGTGAGTACTGGTGAGAGTGTGGATGCGGAGGTTGTAAGCGTGTTGCGCAAAGACTAACGCAATACAATAAGACTCATGGTTACAAGTGGTGTTGTCTCAATGCATCACAAGCAAACTAGCATTAATAAATCACAGGTGGGGCTAACCCCCCGAGGGGGTGGCCCCTTTGCGGAAAAAGTTCCGGCTATACGCGAATGTCGCTCTTTTCGGGGTTTTTTCTTCACAGCGGCAAGCCGCGTGTGATTGACTGCGGGCACGCATCAAATGGACGATTTCGAGTTGAAGCTGGAGTTAGCCGCGGTTCTCGAGGAGAAGCTGCGCCGTCAGCGCGAGCGCAAGCTGCTCGCGTACTACCCTGAGAGTGGGCCGTTGCGGCGGTCTGCGTACCCCAAGCACATGGCCTTCTTTGAGGCAGGGCCACGGTACCGCGAGCGGCTTATGATGGCTGCAAACCGCGTTGGGAAGACGGAGGGCATTGGGGGCTACGAGCTGACGTTGCACCTGACGGGGCGGTATCCGGAGTGGTGGCGTGGGCGGCGGTTTGCGAAGCCGGTTTCGGCGTGGGCGGCTGGGGACACGGGCAAGACGACGCGTGACATCTTGCAGCAGAAGCTGCTTGGGCCGCCTGGGTATTACGGCACGGGGCTTATTCCGAAGGAGGACATCTTGCGGACGCCGGCGAAGGCAGGGATAGCGGATGCGGTTGAGATGATAGTGGTGCGGCACGAGAGCGGTGGAGAGAGCAGGGTGGTGCTCAAGAGTTACGACCAGCGTCGCGAGAGTTTTCAGGGCACGGAGCAGGACATTATCTGGTTGGACGAGGAGCCACCGTTGGACATTTACACGGAGTGTTTGCTGCGGACGATGACGAACGACGGGATGGTGATGTTGACGTTTACGCCGCTGCTGGGGATGAGTGCGACGGTGATGGCGTTTTTGAAGGACGGTGAGGTACGGGAGCGGCAGGAGGGGACGAAGTACGTTGGGATGGCGACGTGGGATGACGTGCCGCATTTGTCTCAGCGGCAGAAGGACGAGTTGTGGGCGAGCATCCCCCCTTTTCAGAGGGATGCGCGGAGCAAGGGTGTGCCGCAGTTGGGGGCGGGGGCGATTTATCCGGTGGCGGAGAGTGACGTGGTGGTGGAGCCGTTTGAAGTGCCGGAGCATTGGCCGCGGTGTTTTGGGATGGATGTGGGGTGGAACCGGACGGCGGCGGTGTTTGCGGCGGTGGACATGGAGAGTGACGTGGTGTATGTGTTTAGCGAGCACTACATGGGGGCTGCGGAGCCTGCGGTGCATGCGGAGGCGGTGCGGGCGAGGGGCGGGATGCCTGGGGTGATTGATCCGGCTTCGAGGGGGAGGACGCAGATTGACGGGCAGCAGTTGTTTAACCGGTACAAGGGGTTGGGGTTGGACATTACGGTGGCGAACAACGCGGTTGAGACGGGGTTGTACGATGTGTGGCAGCGGATGAGCAGTGGGCGGTTGAAGGTGTTTCGGAGTTGTGTGAACTGGGTGAACGAGTTCCGGTTGTACCGGAGGGATGACAAGGGCAGGGTGGTGAAGGAGAACGACCATTTGATGGATGCGACGCGGTACATGGTGGTGAGTGGGGTGCAGCGTGCGAAGAACCCGTTGAATCGGATGAAGAGAGCGTTTGTGGAGATAATGCCGTCGAAAAACTTCTTCTCACGGAAGTAAAATGAGATACGTTTAGATTTGTCATGACGAAAGCGCAGATACATGCGGAGGCGTTGCGGGAGTTTGATAACATTGAGACGGTGCTTCGGCAGGAGCGGTTGCAGTGTTTGAATGACCGGCGGTTTTGCGATATAGCAGGGGCGCAGTGGGAGGGGCCGCTTCAGGATCAGTTTGAGAATCGGCCACGGTTTGAGGTGAACAAGGTGAACTTGGCGGTGATGCGGGTGATTAACGAGTACCGCAACAACCGGATGACGGTGGATTTTCTGCCGAAGGAGGGAGCTGAGTACGACAAGTTAGCGGACACGTGCAACGGTTTGTATCGGGCTGGGGAGCAGGACTCGTGTGCGCAGGAGGCGTATGACAATGCCTTTGAGGAGGCGGTTAAGGGCGGTTTTGGGGCGTTTCGGTTACGGAACGAGTATGTGGATGATGAGGACGAGGATGACGACACGCAGCAGATTTACATTGAGCCGATATTTGATGCGGACACGAGTGTGTACTTTGATTTGAACGCGAAGCGTCAGGACAAGAGTGACGCGAAGCGGTGCTTTGTTTTGACGGCGATGACGCCGGACGCGTACAAGGAGGAGTGGGGGGATGACCCGCAGACGTGGCCGAAGTCGGTGACGCGGGTGATGTTTGATTGGTACACGCCGGAGGTGGTGTATGTGGCGGAGTACTACCGTGTGGAGGAGGTAAGCGACACGGTTGTGACGGTGGAGACGTTGACCGGTAAGGAGGAGAAGTTGCGGGAGGGGGATGAGGGGTTTGAGGAGGCGCTTAAGGAGTTAAAGGCGTTGGGTGGGAAGGTGGCAAAGCGCAAGAAGGTAAAGACGCGCAAGGTGCACAAGTACATTTTGTCTGGGGGAAAGATTCTGGAGGATTGCGGGTACATTGCGGGGAAGAACATTCCGATTGTGCCGGTGTACGGGAAGCGTTGGTTTGTGGATAATGTGGAGCGGTGCATGGGGATTGTGCGGCTTGCGAAAGACGCGCAGCGGCTTAAGAACATGCAGCTCTCGAAGCTGGCGGAGATTTCGGCTTTGTCCTCGGTTGAGAAACCGATTTTTGTTCCTGAGCAAGTGGCGGGACATCAGGTGATGTGGAGTGAGGACAACATCAAGAACTACCCGTACTTGCTGGTTAACACGATTACGGATGCGAGCGGGAATGCGGCGCCTGCGGGGCCGGTAGCCTACACGAAGTCCTCGCAGATACCGCCGGCGATGGCTGCGCTTTTGCAGGTGACGGATGCGGACATGAACGAGCTGCTTGGGAACGCGCAAGCGGCGGAGCGGATGGTGAGCCATGTGACGGGCAAGGCGATTGACATGATCCAGCAGAGCCTGGGGATGCAGTCGTACGTGTACATCTCGAACATGGGCAAGGCGATTAAGCGTGCTGGCGAGATTTGGCTCTCGATGGCGAAGGACGTGTTTGTTGAGCCCAAGCGGAAGATGAAGGTGATTGATGAGGCAGGGAGCATGGACTCGATTGAGCTTCTTACACCGGTTATCGATGAGGAGAGCGGCGACATTGAGTACGAGAACGATCTATCGGACGCGCAGTTTGACGTATCGGTGGACATTGGGCCTACGGCCCCGAGCAAGCGGGCAGCGACGGTGCAAGCGATTACGGGGATGATGGCAATCACGCAGGATCCGGAGATGCTGAAGGTGCTCTCATCGATGGCGATGCTGAACATGGAAGGGGAAGGCATCTCGGATGTGCGCTCGTACTTCCGCAAGCAGCTTGTGACGATGGGCGTGCTTAAACCCACCGAGCAAGAGGCCCAGGAGCTTCAGCAAGCCATGGCAAACCAGCAGCCAAGCCCAGAGGCTATCTACCTGCAGGCAGAGGCGCAGAAGGCCAATGCGCTAGCCACAAAGGCGCAGGCTGACACGGTGCTGACACTGGCGAAGGCAGAGGAGACGCGGGCTAAGACGGAGGACACGCTGGCGAAGACGGCGGGAACGAGTCAGGAGAACGCGATGAAGTTGGCAGACCGGATTGAGAGCGAGGTTGCGCGGATTATGCCGCAGCAGGCAGCGCCGGTAATGCCGATGCAGAATTTCTAGCTTGCGAGTAGCAGGCTAAGTTAGTAAAGAAAACATGAGTGAGATAACTCAGGCAGTAGAGGCTGAAGAGCCTTTGGAAGCCGTTGAGGAGATCGAGCCAAGTGCAGAGGCTGAAGTTGGGAACGCTGGCGGTGAGCCGGTGGAGAAGACGCAGGAGCCTGCGGTTGGCGATCAGAATCAAGAGGCGGAAGAAGTCGAAGTCAGCATCGGTGATTCGCCATCACAACAAGAAGAGAGCAGCAAGGAAGCACCTACTTGGGTGAAGGACTTGCGTAAGCAATATCGGGAGCTGCAACGTGAGAAGCGCCAGCTTGAGGAACGGGTAAGGACAATGTCCACTGAGACCAATCCGGTGGCACAGCTTGGGCCTAAGCCGTCGCTTGAGGGCTGCGACTACGATTCGGCTAAGTACGAGGAATCGCTTGAAGCATGGTTCGTCCGCAAGCGTGCGGTTGACGCAGAAGCTGAGAAGGCTGAACGCGCAAAGCAGGCTGAAGCGGAGGAATGGCAGAAGAAGCTAGCAAACTACGCTGAGACAAAGACGAAGCTGAAGGTTGCTGACTACTCTGAGGCTGAAGCAGCGGTTCAAGACGTGCTTAATGTCACCCAGCAGGGAATCCTGCTGCAAGGTTCAGAGAACCCTGCGTTATTGGTTTACGCCCTAGGTCGGAATCCTGCAAAGGCGAAAGAACTCGCGAGTATCAATGACCCCGTGAAGTTCGCGTTTGCGGTTTCAAAAATCGAAACTCAACTCAAAGTGACACCTAAAAAGACTGCACCGCCGCCGGAGCGGACAATATCTGGCACAGCAAAATCATCAGGCGGCTCGGATGAGCAGCTTGACCGGTTGCGAGAACAAGCCGCTCGCACCGGCGACTTCAGCAAAGTGTTGGCTTACAAAAATCAGTTAAAAAACAAATAAAGACCTATGGCTAATAGCTTTAGTAAAGAAGAAAGAGTGGCGTTTGAGAACCTTCTTGAAGGGTTCCAAGACGCTTTGGTTCTGTCTCGGAACGTGTCCATCTACAACACGGATCAGACGATGATGGAGCGCACGAACAACGTGATCTGGAGGCCGCAGCCTTACATCTGCACCTCGTTGAGTGGAGCAAATGCTGGAACGAACATTACTGGTGTTGGTGGATATTCCGCTTACACGCAGCTTTCCGTTCCAAGTTCCATCAATCAGACCCGCACGGTTGCGTGGGAGATGAATGCGCTTGAGTTGCGTGACGCGCTTCAGGAGCAACGCCTTGGCTCTTCTGCCAAGCAGAAGATTGCAAGCGACATCAACATCGCTGTGAACAACGTGGCTGCAAATCTTGGTTCGCTTGTTATCAAGCGCACGACTGCTGCTGGCGCAACCAGCGGGTTCGATGACGTTGCTCAGTGTGAAGCCATCTTCAACGAGCAAGGTGTGATGGACGGCGACCGGTATCTGGCGCTCAATACCCGCGACTACAACGGTCTTGCAAAAGACTTGTCTGTTGCATCGCGTTCCTTCGGAAACCAAAAGTCCGATAAGGCTTACGAGCGTGCGTATGTTGGGATGGTGGCGTCCTTCGACACCTACAAGCTCGACTATGCTCCTCGCCTTGCAGCGGCTGCTGGCGGAGCTGGCTTGACCATTGACACCAGAGATTCTGCTGTGAACTACTGGATCCCGAAAGCTGTCACGACAACTCCATCATCAACCGAACGGTTGAACGTGGACAACCGCTTCCAGACGGTAACGATTTCCAGCACGACTGGAGTTGCTGCTGGCGACGCGTTCACGATTAACGGAATCAACGCTGTCCACCATATCACCAAGAATGACACTGGTCAGTTGAAGACGTTCCGAGTTGTAAGTATAACCAGTGGAACGCAAATGGTGATCACTCCTCCGATCATCTCCAATCAGGTTGCAAATGCAGCTTCTGCTCAATACCAGAACTGTGTTGCTAACACCAAGAGTGCAACGGCTTCTATCGTGTTCTTGAACACGGCAGCGGCTCCCGTGAACTGCTTCTGGCACAAGGACGCGATTGAAATCCTTCCTGGCCGTTATGCTATCCCTACGGATGGCGGCGTGGCAGTGATGCGCGGTTCAACCGACCAAGGGCTTGAGCTCGTCATGACCAAACGGTTTGACCAAGACTCGCTCCTGACCAAGTATCGTATCGATACGCTGTTCGGGGTTGTGAACAAGCAGCCTGAAATGTCGGGCATCATCCTGTTCAACCAATCCTAACCACTAGCCAATGGGGGGCGCTCTTAAAACGGGCGCTCCCCAACTTTTAATCATATGCCACTCAAAAAAGGCTATTCTCAGAAGACGATTTCGGGTAACATCTCCCGCGAGATGAAGTCTGGCCGCCCTCAGAAACAAGCAGTTGCGATTGCTCTTTCTGTTGCACGCAAGGCCAAGCAGAAAGCAGGTAAACCAGTTGGAAAGCTGAAGAAATGATTGAGTTTCCCACAATGGTGCATCGATGCCCTGGCCGTCATTCGATAGCCGGTGGAAGCTACGATTACATTGGCGTAAACGACCAACAAGAGCTTGATGCCGTTTTAGCTGCCGGATGGAGCCTGACGCTTCCAGAAGCTATTGAGCGGCACAACAAACTTGAGTTCCTCAAGAAGGAAGCCGCGGCAAAGGTCAAGAGAGCGCAGGAAGAAGCCGTGAATGCGGTTGTCGAGAACGCAGCGGTTCTCATTCAAGAGCTTGAAGACGAAGAGGAGTTTGACGATTCACCCAAACGCAAACGCAAACGATGAGCTACTCCAAGAGGCAGATTGTTGAGCAGGCGTTCGAGGAACTTGGTCTTGCGACCTACGTCTTCGATATGACGCCTGACCAGTTCGACTCTGCCTTGAAGAGACTGGATGCGATGATTGCGGAGTGGTCTATCAAGGGAATCAACTTGGGGTATCCGATCACCGCGGATCCAGAGAACAGCGAGCTTGCCTCATCGAGCAACGTGCCAACGTGGGCTTCGCAGGCGCTTATCTCAAACCTCGCACTGAAGATTGCTCCCAGCTACGGCAAGTCTCCGAGTCCCGACACCAAGCAGTCAGCAAAGACCGGTTACGAGTCGCTTCTGATTATGAATGCTCGCCCCATCCAGCAGCAGCTCCCGCGGACAATGCCGATTGGCGCGGCTGGCTGGAGATGGTCTGAGCGCACCTACGTTTATCAGCCAGACACAAAGCCTTTGTCCGTGTCCGACAATGGCAGTTTGACCTTCAAGGACACCAATTGATATGGCAATCGAACGACTTCAGAACTACTCACCGGTGAGCGACTCCACGTTGTTCGCCATCAACCAGAACGGTCTCGACTACAACGCCACGGGCCTTGAAGTCGCGAACTACATCGCGGCGAACGCAACGGTTGGTGACGGCAAAGTCATCCAGTACGCGGCTCCCACGACCGGTTCTACCGTGGCTATCAGTGGCACGAGCAACAGCGTCTGGCTCGTCCTGACACCGGCTGGAACGATTGCGGCGCTCACCATCACGCTTCCGCTTGCTTCGACGTGTGTGGGCGGGCAGGAGCTGCTGGTGAACTCCACGCAGACTATCACAACTCTTACGATTGGTGCAAATGGCGGAGCTGTGGTTGGAGCCCCGTCAACGCTTGCTGCAAACGGATTCTTCCGGTTGCGGTTTGAACCTGTTCTCAAAACTTGGTACCGTGTAGGCTAATATGACACTTCCATTCAATCCATCTTACGGCTCAGGCCAGACGCAAACCGCAACTGCAACTTCCACGCAGTACTCTATCATCGCTGGCACTCGCAGCATTTGTGTGACCAACACTGGAGACACTTATCCAGTGTACGTTCGCATCGGGCAGGGCACTGTGAATGCAACATCCGCTGACTACATTGTTATGCCTCTTAGCCAAGTCTCCCTTGGCAAGTTTGAGGATGACAATGTGATTGCATTGATTGCTCCGACTGGAAACACGACGGTGAACTTCATCTGCGGCGCAGGACTGTGATTCGATACATCTCCAGACGCAGGTCGAAGATACCGGCAGGCCCGACGGTGACGCCTCCTGCGCCTCCTGGTGTTTTCTATTATCTCCGCTCAGGGCCTGGAACGTACTACTACATTCGTCCTGACGGATTCAAATACATCAGACCATAACGAGTTATGCCAAATCTTACCGTATCTGCAAACATCGACACATTCATGGGGTCAGCCAATAACGCGGCTGCACGCGCAAATCTCGGAGCGCAGGCTGCGCTTACGACCGCTGCGCCGCTGGCGTTAGAGTTGGGGGGAACTGGAGCCATCACCGCAAGTGCGGCCCTTTCTGCTCTTGGAGCGGTCGCAAAGGCAGGTGACACGATGACGGGCAAGTTGGCGCTCACAAATGGAGGCACTACTGCTCCACTTAACCTTGGAGCACAATCAAATGTAAACACGCTGACCGGAGGAGATGTTTGGATCAACTCTAACGGAGTGTTGTCATGGAGAACTACAGCAGGGGCCACGATTCCAGCAGTGACAACCTCAAGCGCAACAAACTTCACCGCAGGGGTTGGGGCTGCAATCGGGAGCGCAGTCACACCAGCACTTGTAGTTGCACAAAATGGCGCGAACGCAGCAATGACGGTTGCAAACGTGCCAACATCTACTGCTGACTGTGTAACCATTACAAACCTTGGGACAGGCAACACGCTTGTCGTTAACGACGAGACGCCAGACTCCACTCGGTTTGCAATCGCGAGCAACGGAAAGGTTGGCATCGGCGTAGCGCCAGACGCAACGGCTGCTCTTACGGTTGACTCTGGTGGAATTAAATTCCCAGACAGTTCTATTCAAACAAGCGCAATCGTAAGTCTGTCTTCGGCTCAGGTGTCCGGTCTGCTTGGCATTTCTAATGGTGGAACAGGCGCTGCAACTTCCAGCGCAGCACTTAACGCTCTCCTTCCAACTCAGGCTGCAAACAATGGAAAGTTTTTGTACACAGATGGTGCAACTGCATCATGGGCAAAAACGCTGACGTTTGCTCAGACCAAAACGGTTGGCGTTGATGCAGCTACAATCCAAGGCTGTATTGACCTTGTTTCAGGAGCTACCGGTCTTAACCAGACACAAATCCTTATTCCTCCAGGTGTATACACAGAGAATTTAACGCTTAAACCGTGCGTTTCTCTTGCCTCAACAGGAGGAAACAACGGGCAAGGTTCTGTGGTTCGTATTGTTGGCGTACACACTGCAACAGGATCAGCCACAGCTGGCGACTCGGTGCTTGAGATAAACGGAATCCGTTTTGAAAACGCTACAACGAGCGCAACAATTACATTCAGCGCAAATGGCACGGTTCCGTTCCTTGTTCACATGCAGGACTGCATGGTTGGGAACTCAAACGCCAGTACAGCCGTTTCTGGAGTTGTCATCAACTCAGACGTTGCTGTTCGTGCTGTAAATATTCGCAGCATAGCAAATGCAACTGCTGGAAGCGGCGGAACACACTGGGATTTGAATGGAGGAAGCCTGTATTCACAGGGATGCTCTACTGAGTATGGAACGTGCGCTTTGTTGATGCGCGGAACCAATGGCGCTAGCAAACCATACGCAGAACTCAGATACAGCTACTTCAATATCAACGGCTCAAATGTCGTCAACATCACGAGTGCAACAGCATTGCTTACGGCTGGATGGTGTTCATTTGAGAACCGCGCAACTACAGGCAACGGCATCACGATTGCAGCAGGATCAGTTGTTGGAGTATTCAACTCAGCATATGTAATCACAGCTGGAGCATCCAACTACGTTGTAACCGGAAGTGCTGGAAGTTTTTATTTTTCTTCCCTTAATTCTTACAGCAACTCTTCACTGATTCCATACGAAACAAAAATCGGGGCTTCAGTAGCTCAATATGCTTATTCAACGACTATAGGAACAGTTGCTGGGCCAACAGTAATTGAAGCCTCGTCTGCAAGTCCTGCATTACGGATTACACAGCAAACAGCAGGAACAGGAAACGCATTAGTTGTTGAGGACGAAAATAATCCAGATTCAACTCCATTTATTGTAAATAATAGCGGTCAAGTTCTTTGTGGAAATGCAACTTCAATTGCATTAAACTCTGTATTAACAAAACTTCAAACGCATACAACGGCAAACACTCCGCTTGATGCAGCTTCGTGGTGGTCTGGTGGAAGTGGAACAACTATAAATCTTGGAAAATCAAGAAGCGGAACAGTTGGGACTAATGGGATTGTTTCTGCAAATGACAACATCAATCTCGACATGAGATTTGATAAGGGAGATGGATTTGCGAGTGCAGCAATCATAAGGACATCTGTTGATGGAGCTCCAAGTTCCAATAGCATGCCTGGAAAGATTGCTCTTTTAACCACTCCATCAGGATCAACTACTCCTGTGTCTCGTGTTACAATTGCTCAAGATGGAGCAACCGAGTTTTCAGGAAAGGTCGGAATAGGCACAACTCCTGATGCAACAGTTGGACTTAAACTCGATTCAACCGGAGTTAAGTTCAGTGACGGAAGTGTTCAGACATCTGGATACTTCACTGGATCTGCAACATACGATCCTCCATCGCTTATTGCAGGCGCATCAACAACGACAACTGTAACATGCACTGGAGCCCTCACAACTCACTACGCGCAAGCTACGCTATCCAGCAACACTGGGTTGACCATCACTGCTTATGTTTCAGCCGCAAACACAGTAACGGTTCAACTCAAGAACGACACATTATCCACTCTTGATGTTGCAAGCGGCACACTGAAAGTTCGCTCTTCCCTGTAATATGCCCAAGAAGCAAGTCAAACTGTCGGTCTCCCGCGGCGAGAAGCTCCCTGTCTCTCAGGGAGCCGGTCTTACTGCGAAAGGCCGCGCAAAGTACAACGCAGCCACAGGAAGCAATCTCAAGGCTCCCGCTCCAAACCCGAAGACCAAGGCAGACGCAGCCCGCAAGAAGAGCTTCTGCGCCCGCATGAGCGGTATGCCTGGGCCGATGAAAGACGAGAAGGGCCGTCCAACCCGAAAAGCTGCAAGCCTCAAACGCTGGAACTGCCGATGAAAAAGGGACTCTACGCCAACATTCACGCCAAGCGTCAGCGCATTGAGGCCGGTAGCAAGGAACGCATGCGGAAGCCTGGGTCAAAAGGGGCACCAACCGCAGCGGCTTTCAGGGCTTCAGCGAAGACCGCCAAGAAGAAGTAATGCAGATACCCATCCTCAGTGGAATCTACTGCAACAATGCGAGCGACTTTCGGCGCTCGTATCCGCGCAACCTCGTACCCATCATTCAAGCAAATGGCATCTCAAACGGCTACCTTCGTCCTGCTGATGGCATCGTTGAGTTTGCTACTGGAATGGGTTCTGACAGGGGGGGAATAGAGTGGAACGGAACGCTTTACCGCGTGATGGGCACAAAGCTCGTCTCAGTCTCAAGCACCGGAACAGTTACGGTTCTTGGGGATGTTGGCGGAAGTGGGCAGGTCACTTTTGACTACTCGTTCGACCAGCTCGCCATCGCTTCCAGCGGCAAGCTGTTCTACTGGAATGGCACCACCCTAACGCAAGTCACAGACCCTGACCTTGGGACGGTCGTGGACTTCGTGTGGGTGGATGGATACTTCTTCACGACTGACGGACAGTTCCTCATCACGACGGACATCAACAATCCTACGTCCGTGAACCCGCTCAAGTACGCTTCCAGCGAACTAGACCCTGATCCGGTTGAGGCGCTCATCAAGTTCAAGAACGAGGTCTATGCGCTCAACCGACACTCTATCGAGGTCTTCACCAACGTCGGTGGTACTGGATTCCCTTTCCAGCGTGTCGATGGAGCCCGCATCCAGCGGGGCAGCGTTGGGACGTTCACCTGCGCGTTGTATCTCGACACAATCGCTTTCGTCGGAGGAGGGAGAAACGAACAGAACTCTGTCTATCTCATTGCGAATGGTAATACCGTCAAGATTGCCACGCGAGAGATTGACCAGATTCTGGCCCAATATGATGAAAGCACTCTTGCTGGTGCGCTTGTTGAGTCGCGCCTGCATGATGGTCTCCAGCACCTTTATATCCATCTTCCAGACAAGACGCTCGTATACGACGGGGCTTCTTCGCAGGTGGCACAGGAAGCAGTCTGGTTCATTCTGACAAGCAGCATCGTCGGGGACGGTCAGTACCGCGCACGCAACTTCATCTTCGCGTACAACAAGTGGATTTGCGGAGACACTCAAACGTACAAGCTCGGCTACGTCTCAAACGATGTGTCTTCGCACTGGGGAGACAGGAACGGTTGGCAGTTTGAGACACAGACCATTTTCAACGAGAACAAGGGAATGATTTTCCATGAGCTTGAGCTTGTGTCTCTGACTGGTAATGTGCCTCTTGGGGACGACCCCACCATCTGGGCTTCGTACTCGATTGACGGCGTTACATGGTCACAGGAGAAGCCGTACAAGGCTGGGAAGATAGGCTACCGCAGTAAGAAGATAAACTGGCTGCAACAGGGCTTTGTGCGCGATTGGAGCGTGCGCCGGTTTCGTGGCACCAGCGACTCGCACTTGTCGATGGCGCGACTTGAGGCCCGCATCGAACCGCTTGCTTGGTAATGCCACAAGATCCCTCACAGATTACTCGACAAGAGCTCGCGCAGTTCCTGCCGAGCCAAAGGGCAATCCGTGCTTTTGAGAAGCTGTTTGACCTCATACCAAACACAGTTGAAAGCAATGAGTTTTACGCAGGCAACGCACTTACAACCGCTCAAGAAGCCATCGATAGCATCAACCGGCTATCTACCGCTCTTGAGCTTTTGGCTACGGCTCCTGAGGTTTCTGGCACGGTTACCAGCGATGTTGCCGAACAATCTTCAGATACGCGTGTTGACGACCTTGTGCAACAAGTTGCACTCCTCTCGCAAGCTCCGCCGCTTGAGCCAGCAAAAGTCCCTCGGTACGGCACCTTCTACGACACGACAACGCAGACGGCAGCTGCCATTAACACCGCGTATGCGCTCACTTTCAACACGACTGACCTGAGCTTTGGCGTGCGCCGCGGAACGCCAACAAGCCGCATCTACGTTGACTCAGAAGGGGTCTACAACTTTCAGTTCTCACTGCAGCTCGACAAGGTGTTAGGCGGCGTTGGTCTCTTCTACCTGTGGGCACGCATCAACGGCGTCAACCAAACGAACTCAGCAACCCAAATACGAATCCAAGGAAACAATGCAGAAACTGTTGCAGCGTGGAACTTCGTGTATAAGATGAACGCGGGAGATTACTTTGAGTTGGTCTGGTCTGTTGACACCACAGACATCACCATTCAAACCTTTGCCGCAGCCCCACCGGTTCCAGGCATTCCATCCGCAATTTTGACCGTAACAAACAACATCTCCTGACATGGTAACGATCAAGAACATCATACCGCGCAAGCAGGCTTCGGCAACGCAAACAGATCAGTACACTGCCAACAACTGCAAGTGCATCATCGACAAGTTCACGGTGACAAACACAAGCGCAGCGAACGTGACGTTTTCCGTGAATCTTGTGGCTTCAGGCGGAACAGCTGGAGATGCAAACTTGGTGCTCAAGGCAAAGACGGTCGTTCCAAACGAGACCTACACATGTCCTGAGCTTGTTGGACAAGTTCTTGAGGCCGGTGGCACTATCTCGACGATTGCAGGTGCAGCTACCTCGCTCACCATCAGTGCTTCTGGGAGGGAAGTGACGTAGGACGATGGAGTTTCAGCGTGAAATCTTTACCGAAGAACTTGGAAATGAAGGCAAAGCTCTCATTGACATTCATCACGCAGAAGTTTCCGGTGAAATCGCGCATCTTCCAGCCCGCATTCCATATCAAAAGTACGCCTCTCTTGAAGAGGCTGGAGTCTTACGGTTATTCACAGCAAGACACGAGGGAAGGCTTGTTGGGTACAATGTGTTTGCGCTTGTTGAGCACCATCAACATGAAGTGCTTTTCGCATCACATGATACCATGTTCCTTCATAAAGATTTCAGAAAAGGGACAACTGGAATCAGATTCCTCAAGTGGTGCGATGAACAACTCAAGCAAGATGGAGCAAAGTTCATCACTCAGCACTCATCAACTTCAGTTGATCTTGAAAACCTTTTCATAAGAATGGGATACAAGCTCGCTGAAAAGGTGTACTTAAAAGTATTGTAATTATGGGATTAGATCCGGTAACAGCTATTATTGGAGGGTCAGTTCTTGGAGCTGGAGCATCTATTTTTTCTGGCTCAAAAGCAGCCTCCGCGGCAAAAAGCGCAGCGGCGACACAAGCTAAGGCGCAAGATAGTGCTGTAGCCGAACAGCAAAGGCAGTTTGACACCATCCGTCAAATCCTTGCGCCATACGTTCAGGCAGGAAGCCCTGAGTTAACGCAGCCATACATTCAAGCTGGGCCTGGGGCTATTCGCGGACTGCAAGCAATTGCGGGTCTTGGTGGCGAGCAAGCCCGTCAGCAAGCTCTATTCGATGTTCGCCAGTCGCCGCAGTTCAGGATGCTTGCAGATGTAACGCTGCAGAATGTTGACGAGTATGCACGCAACCGAGAACAGGAACTTGCAAAACTCCAAAAGCAACAGTCCTACATCAATCCGTCAGTAACGGTTGGAAAGGGCGAAGACAGGGCACTTGCAATCAAACAGGCTCAAGAGGACATCACGGCCAAGTTCAATCAGGAGACTGATGCCAAGGTTCGCGACCTGATGTCACAGGGCTACGCACAGCAACAGGAGCTTCTGAAGCCTGTGCTTGAGAGCGGTAAGTACGACGAGATGGGTCGCCAGATGCAAGAGCAGGCAATCCAGCAAATCGAGCAGGGGCCGCTTTTCCAGCAACTCGCCCAGCAGGGAGAACAGGCTATTCTTGCGAATGCATCGGCTACCGGAGGACTCCGCGGCGGTAACGTGCAAGCGGCTCTTGGGCAGTTCAGACCGCAGTTGCTCAACCAGCTTATCGAACAGCAGTACGCACGCCTTTCTGGTCTTGCCAACGTAGGACAAACCGGTGCTCAGAGTCTGCTTGGAATCGGTCAGGCGTCAGCAGCTGGGCAGGCTGCATCCGCGGGACAAGCTGGAAGCGCAATCAGCGGGCTTTTGGCAAGCCAAGGCGCAGCGCAAGCAGCTGGGCAGGTCGGAGCAGCACAAGCGTTCGCTCAGGGAGCAACTGGAGCCGCTGGGGCGATTGGAAGTGGAATTCAGAACTACATGCTTCTGAACAGACTTGGGACAGGATTAAGCGGTCTTGGAACCGGAGGTTTTTACGGTTCAGAAGCTGCAGCTTTAAGCGCAGGCGGAGGTGCGCCGGTTGCGTATTCCGCTCCAGCAGGCCCAGGCGGATCATCTGGTTGGTACATTCAAAGCTAAACCGATATGGCTGAGTTCAATTACGGCATCAATATTCCGCAACCCAACACCTCTATGTTTGGAGGTGGAAATTTGCTTCAAGGACTTGCTACCATCGAGCAAATCCGAGGCGCTCAAGCCCAGCAGGCACTCGCGCAGCAGCTTGCTCCATACGAACTGCAGAAGGCACAGCTAGGCATTCAGGGGATGCAGCAGTCTATGGCTCAGTCAGCTGCCGCGGCAGGACGTGCCGCAACATCGTTTGCTCAAGAGCAGGAAATGCGCAGGACTGCAATGGAGCAGCAAAAGATGATTTCGAATTCGATTGCACGGTATGGGTCTGACCCAAATGCAGACCTATCTAGTCTTACTTCAGTAATACCATATCTTTCAAAACAACAACTTGATGCAATTCAATCTGTAGAGCAAATCAAGTTGTCGAACATTGCTTCTAAAATTGACCCAGAAAATCCTGATCCCAAGCTGGTGCAACAGGTTTCGGCTAGAGCAATGGCACTTCCGTCTCAAGAGGCAAAGGCATTTTCATCTATATTCAATCAGCTTCCAAATCCTGTACAAGACAACTTAAAAAATACCACGTTTGAAGTTGTTAATGCTGGGCTTGCCAACAAGCCGGAAATTGCACTCAAAAGACTACAGGAACAGGCAGATGCTTTGAGTAATTCTGAAGACCCAAAGCTAAAGAAACTCGGAGAGTTTTACCAAAGGACGATTGAAGCAACTCCTGAGAATGCGCCTCCATCGTATTGGTCTATACTTGGGCAGTCGTTCATGATGCGGACTGGGGATGAAAAAGCTGCTACAGCTTACAGTGAGTTGCTGAACAAATACTTTAAGGAACAGTCTCCCGAAGCCATGACAAAAGCTAAGGCAGACGCAGCCAAGGCTCAGGCAGAAGCAAACTTAAGTGAAATCAAAGCCAAAGCAGAACAATTGAAGCTGGAAGGTGGAATGCCTGCGGATGAAATGTTCAAGGCTGAGAAGGAAATGCGTGATACATTCACGTCTCAACCAATTGTTAGAGCCTATCAGGACAGGCGAGTTGCCGTTCAGGCTATCGATGACAGCTTGAAGCAGAAAAATCCAATTGGAGATCAGATATCAATCGTGCAGCTCATCAGGCTGAATGATCCAACATCAACTGTAAGCGTTACTGAATCCGGCCAGATTCAAACTACTGGCTTGTCTGGGACAATAAAAACGCTTGTTGAAAAGTTCAATGGAACAGGAAAACTGAACGAAGATCAGCGGAAACAAATTAGTGTTCTGTCAAAAACATTGATGAACACCTATCAAAAGGAGTTTGATGCGTTCAAAGGTCAAACTGAACGCATTGCATCGGAAGCAGGGTTGAGACCAAAGAATATCGTAGCGTTCCCAACTGCTCCTTTGACATTTGAAAAAGCAAAGTCCACTCAAACCGTAGCAGAAGCAGCGCGCGGAAAGTCGGTGCCTCCGCCTATTCCAACTGCATCGCCAGCTGCACCTGCAGCGCCGACGGCTCCTTCAATTGACGATTTGCTTAAGAAATACTCACGATAATGGCTACTCTTGAAGAGCTTTCGCAGGCGTTGATAAAAGCTGATGCAGCTGGAAATGCTGACGATGCCCGCGTGCTTGCTGCTGAGATTCAACGGATGCGTTCAGAGCAGGCCGCGCCGGCTCCCGCACAACCCCCAGTTCCTGAGCCGCAGCAACCGGTTCCGCTGCCTTCGGCTGCAACCGAGGAGGCGATGATTGGGCAACCGGAAACGACGCTTGGAGGACTTGCTGCTTCTGCTGCGCGTGGCGCTGGGCCCGCAGCACTTGGCGCTGCAGCTGGAGCACTGATGGGTGGAGTTCCAACCGGCGGGATTGGAGCAGTCCCAGGAGCCGCTCTCGGAGCTGGAACAATGGTGCTGGCTGATCCGATTGTCGCCGGAATCAACGCGTTGTTCGGAACACACTACACGCAGCCATCTGACGCGGTTAGACACTACCTTACGCAGCTCGGAGTTCCCAAGCCCGACACTTCTGCTGAACGCATCGTAGAGGCGGCTTCTCGGGGCGTTGGTGAAGCCGCAGGTGGCGTTGGGATTGGCAGAACCATGATGCAGGCAGCAAGGCCAACGGTTCGGGCTGTTGGAGCGTCAATGGCCGAGCAACCGGTTCAGCAGATTGCATCTGGCGTTGGGGCTGAGGTTGCATCTCAAGCAGCCAAAGAAGCTGGATACGGCCCAGCAGGACAGCTTCTGGCTGGATTAGGCGGAGGTATTGGAGCAGGGATTAGCCCAGGCTCATTCACGCGCCAATCCGTGCAGAAGCCGATTGGTGCTACGGTCTCTGCCGCAGTCAAGGGCGATAAGGCAGCACTTCAATCTCTCGCGGAGGCTGGAGCGGCAGACCCTGCGGTTCGCAAAGCAGCAAGCAATCTTGGGCTGAACGTGGATGAGATACCGGACTACTTGCTTTCCAAGAACCCGCAGTTCCAATCAGTCGCAGCAAGCGTTGCTTCTGTGCCGCAGTCGGTGTTGAAGCTGGAGACCGATCAGGCGCTTCAGAGCCTTAAAACACGGGCGGATGGAATCATCGAACAGCTTGGTGGGACAACCGACTTGAGCCAGTTGAGCTCGAAGGTTGAATCAACGACGAAGTCGATGCGTGATGAGTTGCGCTCAAAGGTTGATAAAATCTACAACGAAGACCTAAAGGCGCTTATTCCAGAAAAAACTCCAACCAAAGCTGACAACGCAATAGCTTTTGCAAAAGACCGTCTTGATAAGTTCAACGGAGACGTAAGCCAACTCAACAGGCTGGATAAACTTGTTCTAGGACTTCAATCTGGAGCAAGGTCTTTGTCGAAAGATGAGATTGGTGTAATCGACGATCAAATTCGCACCTTAAACGCGCAGCGTGCAGCCGGTGACAGAACGCCAGAACTTGCAAATAGAATCAGCGAACTTGAAGCGTCTAAGGGGCAAAAGGTTTCTTCTCCAACAACCTTTTACACTGTTGACGAGCTTCGCAAAAAAGTTGGAGAGAAGACGCGCAATCCAAACTCTCCGTTGTTTGCTGATGCTGACGCAGGTCTTGCAAAAGCATACTACGGACTGCTCTCAAAGGACATTGATGCAGCTGCATCGGCGGTTGGAGCAGATGTTTTGATTGCCGAGAAAAACGATTTGGTCAAAAAGCAAAAAGCTCTTGAGGACGGATACGTCAGCTTGTTTGGCAAGGAAGGGCAGAAGTCAATGGGCAAGGCGCTCCAGGACGCCACTCGCGGACTCGCAAACAAAGCCGCATACACCGAGTACGCAAAGCTGTTATCGAATGTTCCAAAGGAACTCCGTCAAGAGGTTGCGGTGTCATCTTTGGTGTCTGCTTTTGGAAGAGACATGGTTGCCGAGAACTTCACGCCATCCACTTTTGTAAAGTGGTACGACGGACTCATGAGCAATCAGCAGTCCAAGAATGCGTTGTTCTCAAACGTGCCTCCGCAAACAAAACAGTTCCTTGATAACCTGTACGCATACTCGTCCAACATCAAAGATGCGCTTGCAGAGAAAATACCGACCGGACGTTTGACGACATCCTTGCAGGCCCCAACAACCGCACTTCAGAACGTGCTTACTGCGGTCAAGAAAGCTGGGATTGCCGCTGGCGTAGCCACAACGCTTGAGCCGGTCACCGGAAGCACGCTATCAGCTGCGATTGCCGGATCCATAGCTGCGTCAGCATCAAAAGATACCGCTCCAATCCTTAAGGCGGCTGATGACCTTTTGGTTTCTCCGCAATTCAGAGACCTCGTAAAAGCAGCAAAAGCAAACCCAGATGCCTTTACAAGGGCTGCAGAGAACACTATTCAAAGCTCGTCCTTTAAGAAGTTCGCGGATGCTGTTAATCTTCCTGCGTCACAACGCAACGCACTTTTCTTAACGACCCGCTTAGAAGAGCCACAACCACCAGCAACAGAAGAATAACATGGCCTCATTCATCACCTCGCCCTATCCGGTCTTCTTCGACAAGGACGGCACGCCGCTAGAGAACGGTTTTATCTACATCGGAACCGCAAACCAAAATCCCGTCACAAGCCCAATTGATGTGTTCTGGGACGAGGCATTGACTCAGCCAGCCGCGCAGCCCATCCGCACGCTCAACGGGTATGCAGCTAGAAATGGAACGCCATCAAAACTCTACACTGCACCTGACAACTTTTCGATGCTTGTCAGGAACCGCAAAGAATCTCAAGTGTACTACACGCAGGATGCGACCACTGGCCCAAATTTCCTTGGGTACCCAATTACTTCCAGTCAAATATCGACTCTTCCATCAACGCAGATTTCTTTTTTACAGACTGGTGCTGGAGCTGTTACTCGTACCGCTGAATCAAAAATGCGGGATAGCGTGAGCGTGAAGGATTTTGGAGCAGTAGGAGATGGATTAACTTCCGACAATGTGGCGTTCAATGCAATGGCTTCAGCTTTTGCATACATTGTTGTTCCAACTGGAGATTTCCTTCTCACCACAATCAACATTGATGTTCCCATCTTCTTCACTGAAGGTGGAGCCGTAAAGGTAAACTCAGGAAACACAATCACCTTTCGCAACAGAATCTCGTCGTCCAAGCAACAAATTTTCAAGGGCGATGGAGACATCCGGTTTGCTCTAAACGGAAACCTCGGTGAAGACAGCAAGCACGCGTATGCAGCATGGTGGGGTATCTTTCCAGTAGGACAGGCGAATACTATTCAAACTGCCGCATTCAATAAAGCGCTGGCTGCCTACACATCTGTTCCTCTTAGGGAAGGAACCTTTGAGATGGACATTGGCTCATATCGTATTGATGGGACAATCACCATCCCGCGAGGTGTACACTTCAAAGGTGCCGGTACACGATTAACGATTTTTGATCTGATTGGAGATGGCTACAATGCCATAGAGACAGGCATATCAGCATGTCGAATTACTGGGATTCAGTTTGAGAGACCAATAGTATCTCCAGGCTACTTCAACGGAACTCAAATCAAGCTGATTGGGCCTGGAACGCATGTAGTTGACGACGTGCGCGTGCAAGGCCCAAAAATTGGCATTGAAGTTACGGAAAATGTTACCAATGCAAGACTTAGCAACATTGGAGGATTCTATGAGGCAGAACCAGTTGGAGGGTATCCTGCTGATAGTGCCATGATTTGGGTTAAAGGCGACGGGTGTCAGATTGATACCGTAAGCCTTTTGTCTACGACTTATGGGCCTGCAAGCATGATATTGGCTGGATACAACTCCACTGCAGGAATTGCATCTTTATCAATCAGCAATGTTTTGTATGCAGAGAAAAGCAGGGGCGTCAGAATCTGGGCGAACACATTCAATGTTCTGAATGTAAACATAAATGGCGTTACCTATTACGGTGAAGCAGCAGAAATAGTTGATTCCGCCATAGACATTACAACAGAAGGAACATCTGCTGTTTCAAACGTTCTTATTGAAGGTGTTGTTTCAAACAACAGCGTAAACAATCTTCTAACAATAAATCAAGGTAGCAGTGCGTACTGTGAGAACATCACGTTTGCAAGCGGGTCTGCAAACTCAAGTTCGGTAAAGGCAGCGACCCTCACGCGGACTCTTGGAACAATCCGTAACATCGTCATCGGGGACGATGTAAACGCAAACCTCAACGCCACTCCTGTTGTGCAGACAGGCGATGCTACGTATTTCCAAAACGTATACATCTCGCCACGGCTGACTCCAGGAGTTAGGCAACCAAGCTATAGCTGGTTATTTGGAAACTTTGCAGACAACACTGCAAATTATGTAAATATTGGAGATAATCTTATTTTTACAGGAATACTTGCTGTGTCTATTGGTTCAACAAAATTTGGAATGTGGGTTGTGCGTGCTGCAACAAGTCCTGCAATAACACCAATGATTGTAGCTGCAGACAATGTTGCTACTGCAGCACCTGGAACTGTTCTAACAGGAACAACTGGAGCTGATGGAAATTTTACAGTTAGTGTAACATCTAATGGTAGAATTTATTTTGAAAATCGCCTAGGAACTTCTCAAACAATCAATCTAACATTGATGACTGGATCTTTTTCGTAATACATTATGAACTACCTCATCTCTCGCTTGCTTGAGCCATCGACATGGAGAGGGCTTATCTCGCTGGCTACACTCTTTGGGCTGAAGCTGGCGCCTGAGCAATCCGACGCGGTTCTCACCGCTGGTGTCAGCTTGTACTCGGCCATCAACATCTTCAGGAAGGAGCAGAAATGATCGAGAAGATGTCGGAGGCGATTGTGACGCAGGGGCCGCTTGCCGCGGCGATGGGCATCGCCATTTGGTGGTTGGCATCGAAGATTAAGGACTGCGAGATTGACCGCTCACGCTTGTGGGAGAAGGTCAGCGAGCTGGCCGAGCGCGTAGGAGGCGGAGAGAACCACCGATGATTCTCAGCGACAACGGCAGGAAACTGCTTCTGGACTTTGAGGTCGGCGGCGGCGAACTCTACTACCGCAAGTTCCTGCAAAGCCCAACGTGGCCTGGGGAGTCGAGCGGCATCACCATCGGTGTCGGATTCGACTTGGGCTACAACACCGAGTCACAGTACGCCGAGGCATGGCGCGACAAGCTCTCGAACGAGGAATACGACCGGCTCAAGCTGCCTCTGGGGCTCAGGGGTATTCAGGCTCAGAACATGCTGAAGCTCTCGCCGAATATCCGTGAAGTCGTTATCCCTTGGGGATATGCACTCGATGTGTTTGAGAACATCACGGTTCCAAAGTTCTACCTGCAGACGCTTCGCATCTACCCTCAGGCAGAATCACTTCCACGGGACGCGCAAGCTGCGCTAGTCTCGCTTGTGTTTAACCGTGGCACCGCCTTGGCCGGTGATAGACGCTCGGAAATGCTTGGCATTCAGAACGCTTTGCGCGACGGACGCACCCATGATGTACCGGACTTGCTTCGCTCCATGAAGCGGTTATGGCCGGACACCAAGGGGCTTCAGCGCCGAAGAGACGCAGAAGCCGCTCTCTTTGAGGAAGCTATCAATAAAGGCCGTTACGCGTAGGCAAGGAACTCAAGCCCCTTGCCTTTAATTTGTGGCAGCATGCCGTTCTCATCGTAAATGCCTGCGCCCTTCGGGATTATCGTGTCAGGCGGAAGCGCACTGCCCATCGTCGCAATCGGGCCCGACGACGAATACCGTTTTGGAGCCAAAACAAGGAGCCCAGCGGGGGGATTTTGGATGCCGGTGTAACGCGAAACAAGAGGTAAGTCCATGTGCAAGACAATGCCAGCAAACGACTTGCAAGAAAAGAAACTTTTCGTGAAGAAAATGCTTTGCTGCGAAAATCTTTCGCGTTACGTTCATCGGCGTGGGTTACAAAGTGAACATCAAGCGAATCATCCAGCGGTTTGGGGGGCGGATACCGCTCTTCAAGAAACTGGCGGTTCGTGGACGGCTCGTCCCCACTCGTACATTGGACAAGTGGATTGAGAACGGTTTCCTTCCGCTCCAGAAGCTGCTGCTCCTTATGGAGCTTGCTGCTGAGGAAGGGTGGAAAATCGATCTCTACGAGGAAGTGAGAGAACTGAAACTGAAGAAACACAAATCAAATGCCAGTACCAAAGCAAATACCGCTGCAGAGGGATGCGTTCCCGCTGAAGCATTACCGGTCGGAGATTACCAAGCGCCTCAACAAGATTGCGTCGCTTGAAGCTGAGATTGAGCTTCTCAACGAAGCCATCGTCAAGTCATACGGTGAGCGTTTCCAGAACGCTCTGAAGATGGCGAACAAGGAACACGGCAAGGTCACGATGGAAGTCGATGGCGTGCGAATGTCCTACGAGGTTCGCCGCTCGGTTTCATGGGATCAGGAGGCGTTGCAGAAGCTGCGTGCAGCCATGCTGCCAAGCGATGCCAAGGTGCTCATCTCTGAGCGTCTGGCAGTGCGTGAGGGCGAGATGAAGAACTGCATCGACCAGCGCATCCACAAGCTCGTGGACATGGCGCGTACCGTGAAGTTCCAAACCCCGAAGATTGAGTTCTACCCTGACGAAAATGCTTAAGATCATCAAAGCCGACGAGCGCATGAAGCGCACAAACGATTGCGTGAAGGCAGTCATCTTTGGGCCAGCCGGTGTTGGTAAGACCTACCAAGCCCGCACGCTTGACCCAAAGTCCACACTGTTCGTTGACCTTGAGGCCGGTACGCTGGCGCTTGGCAAAGACTGGAAGGGTGATGTTCTTGACATCCGCTCGACCGCGAACGACATGGGTGCCCATCCGTGGGAGCTGGCACGCGCCATAGCTCTCTGGCTCGGCGGGCCTGACCCAGCAGACCAAGGCGCATATTCCCGCGCCTCATACGAAGACGTGTGCAAGGCATTTGGAGACCCAGCCGGTCACGCGCAGTACACGACGCTGTTCGTTGACAGCATCACGGTGGCAAGCCGCATGTGCTTTCAGTGGTGCCAGCTTCAACCCGAAGCCTTCAGCGATAAGACCGGCAAGCCGGATACCCGCGGAGCCTACGGGCTTCTTGGGCGCGAGATGATTCGGTGGGTGACCCAGCTTCAGCACACGCCGAAGAACGTCATCTTGGTTGGCATCCTTGAGCAGCAGGAGGACGAGCTCAAGCGCAAGCATTGGGAGCCGCAGATTGAGGGAGCAAAGACCGGCAGGGAACTGCCAGGCATCTTTGACCTTGTGATGACGCTCCAGAACTTTGAGGCAGAGGACAAGACGCAATACCGCGCCTTTGTGACTCAGCAGCAAAACCCGTGGGGGTACCCCGCAAAAGACCGCTCAGGCACGCTTGAGCTTCAGGAACCGGCGAATCTTGGCAAGGTGCTCGAGAAGATTCGTGCGGGTAAACGCATCGACACCAGCAAGTAAACTAAATCAAATCAGACCATTATGTTCAGTTCAACATCAGGAAACGTAGGAAATAACGCAGGAAGTCTCATCCCAAAAGGTACGCTCGCAGAGTGCAAGTTTGTCATCAGGGACACCAAGAACAGCCAATCGACAGGAGGTATGTACCTTGACGTTGAGCTTGTGATCCAGAGCGGCGACTTTGCAAACCGCCGCGTGTTCACGAAGATTGCGGATCCATTCGACCAGCGCAACTCGGAGAAGTGGCGCGAGATGGGTCAGAGTGCTCTAGCTCGGATCGCTGAGAGTGCCGGTGTTTTCCAAGTTGGAAACGACGAGTCCTACGCGCAGTTCAACTCGGATGAGAACGTGCTTCGCATGGCGGAAGCTCTGCAAGGCGCAACCGTCCGAATCAAGGTCGGCGTGGAGAAAGGCACGGACGGACACGGTGACAAAAACTCAGTGGCAGATTGGGGGTCACCAAACCCAGACAGCAATGGTCACCGGACGTGGTCAGCTTTCGACGCGGCACCAGCTGCACCGAAGTCTGCGTTCGCACCGAAGGCTGCAGCAGCAGCTCCAGCCAAGGCTTCTGGAACCAAACCTGCTTGGATAAAGTAGTCTAGGTGTGTGTGAAAAGGTCAGTCGTGGTTGTTGCGGCTGGCCTTTTTTTGTGCTCAAATGCGTCGGGGTTTTAGGGGCATGGTGCCGGAGGAGACCTTCGGACGGGCTGCATTTGAGCCTAGTGAAACAAACCCAATAAACTAAATCAGATGATTCTAAGACCTCGCCAAGAGGCATTTGTGTCGTCCTGCGTTGACGCACTCAAACGATGCGGAAACACGCTCGGCATCGCTCCAACTGGAGCAGGTAAGACCGTGATGGGCGCAGCCATCATGGAGCCGTTCATGGATAAGGGACAAGTCCTCGTGCTTCAGCATAGGGATGAGCTTGTGGAGCAGAACCGTGGAACTTTCAAGCGGTACATGCCGAAGTGCAGCACTGACATCTTCAACGCCGAACGTAAGTCGTGGTCGAAAGGTGCTACCTTCGCGATGGTGCAGACGCTTATGCGCGAGCAGAACCTTGCGACGATGCCAAGCGGCATGCGTGCAATCTTTGTTGATGAGTGTCACCATGTGGCGGCTGAGAGCTATGGGCGCATTCTCGGCGAGTTTCGGCGCCGTTCGCCGGATGGCGTGCTCCTTGGACTGACCGCAACACCGGAGCGAGGCGACAAAAAGTCCCTGACTGCGTTCTTCGACAACATCGGCGACAAAATCTCCATCGGCGAACTCATCGGTGCGGGAAACCTCGTGAAACCTAGGGCGTTCACCATGGACATCGGCCTTGGTGACCAGCTCTCAAAGGTGGAGACCATCGGCAACGAGTACAACATGTCGCAGGTCGAAGCCATCATGGACAAGCGTGCCGTAAACGCTGAGATTGTTCGGCATTGGAAGGAGAAGGCTTCAGACCGGTCAACCGTCGCGTTCTGCTCAACAATTGCGCATGCGGAACATTTGCGCGACGCGTTCCGCGAGCAAAAAGTCAGCGCCGAAGTCGTCCACAGCGAGCTAACTGACACAGAGAACCAGAGCATCCTGAAGCGGTTTGACGTTGGAAAGATTCAGGTTCTGCTAAACGTTGCCAAACTCACGGAGGGATGGGACTGCCAACGTGTAGGGTGCGTGGTTCTGGTGCGTCCGTGTTCGCAGAAGAGCACCATGATCCAGATGATTGGCCGCGGACTGCGTCCCTGCATCGATGCGCGCCGCTACCCCAACGTCACAAAGAGCGACTGCATCGTTCTCGACTTTGGAACCTCGCTGCTAACGCATGGCGACATTGAGGCCGGTGAACGCATCTTTCAGAAGGAGCGCGAGAAAGGCGAGGCGCCCGAAAAGAAGTGCCCAGAGTGCGGCATCCGCATGCACGCGTGCATCATGGTTTGTCCAGTGTGCGGCTACAACTTCCCGCCGCCAGTCGGATCCACCGAGGCGCTTGAGTACTTCGAGATGACCGAGATGCAAATCATCGAAATGTCACCGTTCCGCTGGGAGAACTTCTTCGAGGGCGCGGTATCGATTGCTAACGGGCTTGTGGCGTGGGCCGGAGTCATCTGCTTTGGCAACATGTACTACTCGCTTGGCGGGCAGAACGGGCCGGTCACACTCATCACTCGCACCCAGAGTAAGGAGATTGCTTTGGCTCAGGCGGACGATTACTTGCGTCAGCACGGTGACCGCACCAACAGCAGGAAAACACGGTCTTGGCTCAAGCTGCCTCCTACGGACTCGCAGAAGCAGCACCTTGGTGCGACCATGTTCGGCATGTCGCGGTATAGGGCAAGCTGCTCACTGACGTGGAAGTTCAACGAGTCGAAGATAAAAAAGGCAATCCTTGGCTAAAGACGATGGTAACAGTCACCGAAAACACAGGCATGGAAGCGTTATATGAAGAAATCGTCGTGCCTGAACTCATCAAGCAAAACATCATGCAAGCAAAACAGATAGACAATCTCATTCAAAAGGGAATCGAACTCAGAAGCCAGTTGGACAGGGCGATGGAAACGCTGGAGCTTTTAGAGCACAGGCTGCGTCAACGCATAATGAACGACGAAGGCGCAATGCCAGGAGACCGCTCGGCTCTTCTCATGGCCGATATGATTAAAGCGGAGGTGTACAATGCACACATCAAATGAGCATCCTAAGCAAACGGACTGGAAGCACCTCCTCCATGACTTTGTCCAGTGCTGGCGTGTCGTTGAGTCTATCCGACAGGATATCAATTCTGATGTTGTTGACCGCCTTCGGCTGCATTGCGTTAACCGTATGTCGGAGATTGCCAACAAAATCGAAGCAGAAATGAGCAAATGAGCATCTTCAAGCCAACGAAAAAGAAAGAGTTCGGCTCACCGTCCATCCAGTCAGCTATTGCGTCCCTTGTGGACGAAGCCAAGCTGCTTGAGAACAAGCGCCAGAAGGCAAGGGATTATCTCGGCGCTTCACGGTGGGGAGAAGAGTGCCTGCGCCGATTGCGCTACGAGTTTGAGCACGTCCCTGTAGACCAAGGCTCAGGCTTCCGGCCTGACACGCTCCGCATCTTTGATATGGGGCATGACGGAGAAGCGCGGGCAGCACGGTACCTGCAATCCGCAGGGTTCAAGCTCGACACCGTAAAGCCTGATGGCTCGCAGTTCGGGTTTCGCGCTGCAGAGGGAAAGCTGGGCGGACACTGTGACGGCATCATTGTTGGCGGGCCTGAGCTTGGGATTGCTTACCCGCTCTTGTGGGAGAACAAGGCGCTCAACGATAAAAGCTGGAACGACACCAAGAACAAGGGGGTGCGCGAGTCAAAGCCGGTGTATTTCGCCCAGCTGCAGGTGTACATGGGTTACTTCGAGCTTGAGAACTCGCTCTTCACTGCAATCAACCGTGACACAGGCGAGATGCTTTATGAGGTTGTCCCGCTCGATGCCAAGGCAGCGCAGGAAGCGAGCGACCGCGCTTTGCGTGTTGTGACCGCTGACGCTCCAGAGGATTTTGCAAGAATCGGGCGCGAGAAGTCGGACTTCCGGTGCAAGTGGTGTCCGTACAACGGCACCTGCTGGGAGGAGAAACAAGTAGCCATGCCCACATCCAGTCCGTCTTGGCTTAAGAGGTAACGCGCCATGCAACAACATACAGACCGTGCCGGTCTGGTTGACCACAACCAGATCGACCAACACCTCTCTCTCGTCTTTGGTGACGTACAGTGGCAGCAGAACCAGTTCATCTGCATTCGCGGCATCGGCGAAAAGGGTACCGAGCAGGAGGGCGTCTTCCGCGAAGACATCTTTGTTCAGCCAGCTGTCGAAGGCTTCGACGTTGTCCACGAAGCAGCCGAGCGATGGGCGCAGTACAACGTGGCTACGTTTGTCGTCCCAGGCATCCTGAACGACACGCGTGCAACCGCAGCGAACGTGAAGGAGATGACGACGCTTGTGGCTGACATCGACACCGGCGACACCAACCAGAAACTTGAGTGGCTGCGCTCGGAGATTGGCGAGCCGTCCCTTGTTGTGGCTAGCGGCGGAACCACCGAGGAGTCCACGCCAAAGCGCCACGTCTGGTACCGGCTCGACGAGACGCTCCCAACTGAGGACGCCATCAAGCTGCGCCATGCTCTGGCGCGGGTATCTGGCGGGGATCCGTCGATGGGCGTTGGAGTGGATTCAAACCCGTACGGACGAGCGCACCAACCGGTGCGTCTTGCTGGCACAGTCCACGCAAAAAGCAATCGCGCGACCGTCGCGAAAATCGAGTCTGCATCGAACTTCGTGTACACGCCTCGTGACTTGTGTAGGCGGATGACATCGTTCCTTCCTCCTGAGCACACGCCACTTGCGCTCTTCCATAAGGAGAGCGGCAACGTGTCCTCAAATGCAGAGACCTCATTTCAGAAGGACGTGTACGAAGGGGCTACGGGGGCGGAAACACGTTGGGACGCGTTCAACTCGGTAGCTGGATCGAACCTTGGAATGGTGCGCCGAGGGATGCTGACCTTGGAGCAAGCCAAGGAGCAAACCCGCGGCTGGATGCTCCAGCGCATGCACCCAGCATGGAATGATGCTCGTTTTGAGGCTGAATGGCGCGGGCTCATGAACGCTGACACGCGCAAGCATGGAAGGATGGACGCACCGGTGTCTCGGCACGAGTTCCCGAAGCAGTCCGAAGGCAGTTGGATGGACGAGTGGCAGGCACACCGGTGGGTTGTTGAGCCAAAGCCAGAGCACACTTACCTTGTGGAATCGCTCATCATAAAGGGCGAGCCGCATCTCTTCATTGCTGAGGGCGGTGCAGGAAAGACCGGTCTTATCGCTGACTTGGCTCTTAAGGTGGCAGCCTTCCCTGAGAGCGGCGAGAGCATGGACTGGTGTGGTCAGCGGCTTCTCAATGGTGGAACCGCGGTGCTATTGCTCTGCGAGGACAGCCAAACTGAGATGCATCGGCGCTTCCTTGAGATTGACCACAAGGGTCTCATCAAGCGGGCTGGGCGCAGGCTCATTGTGATACCGCTCTCAGCGGTCGGTGGCGCATTCCCGCTTGTTGAGCGTGATCCCAAGTCTGGAACTCCGGTGTCATCCTCAAAGTGGCTGTCGGTGCTGGATGAGCTCAAGAAGATTGATGACCTTGTTATGGTCGGCATCGATACCTTCAACGCGGTCTCGCACGGGGATGAGAACAACGCTCTTGCTGTGGCCGAGATGATGCGTGAGGCAGGGCGCGTGTGCGGCGAGCTTAAGGCTGCGCTGCTCATTACCCACCACATCCGAAAGCCTGGCAACGAGCCGATACGCACGCTCAAGGACATGAAAAACAGCATCCGCGGCAGCTCCGCGATACCGTCCTACTTCCGTATCAACATCGGGTTCTGGCACGCACCGGACTACGAGCGTCGGATGAAAGGCATGAGCCTCATCCCGAAAGTTGACTGCTGCTACCGGTTCGGCGTGCTCAAGGCCAACATCAATGGGCTCATGCGCGGCGAGCGTACGCTGCTTCGGGATGGGTTCGGGCTCCTGAGCGACGTAACCAAGCTGGACGTGTACAGCGCCATCAACGTGAGCGAGCGTCTTGCGTGGCTTGTGCTCGCGGTGCGTGAGGCAGCAAGCTCGCTGCACCCGTACACGCTTGGAAACAAGAACGCAGCCAACGGGCTCTACAAACGCCGCTCCGAGCTTCCACCGGTCTTGCGGTCTGTCGGCGCAACCGAGTTTGGCCACCTTATCGAGGAAGCCCTCCAGAAGGAGTTGCTCGTTGCGTGCGCCGTCAAAGGCAGTAAGTCGAAGAGCTACCTCGACGTTCCTGGGGGCGTGCTCGCAACCGATGAGACCGGTGCGGTCATTCAGGCTGGTGCCTACATCACGATGCCAGAGTGGGCCAACTACACGTTCGACCCAGAGACCGGCACCTGCGTCGGTAAGCACGGCAAGAAGATGTGGGGTGCTGCATTCTCGGAGAAGAGCCTCACCGAAGCCATGGCGGAAGAGGCTTTGCCTCCGGCTGAGGAGCCGCTTCCTGAGCCGGAAGAGTTGGGCGCGTCCCTGCGAGAGCGACCAGCGCCCTTTCGATTCGATCCAACCGAGCGCATAGGTCTTCCGAAAGCGTTGAGAGATTTGCCTGAAGATGAGTGACAGCTTCAGCCTTGGCCGCATACTGACGCTTGAGGGCGTCGTACGCACTCACCGCGGTCTTCAAATCCGTCTCCAAAAGGGCGATTCTCTCGTCTTTTTGGAGGGCGTTTTCAGCGCGTTTTTGACGCCATTTTCGGTGGTAATCAGAGGTTTTCATAAGTCGTTAATGTTCAACACAATCCAAAGGTCGCGCAAAGGTCGCGCAAAAGAGTTTCGCGACTTTCAGTGTTTTTCGCAATCCTTAAATTCCAGAGTAAAAACCTTGTTTTCCAAAGAAAGTTTCGCGACCTTTACGACCGTCGCGCGACCAAAAAAAAATGGGGGTGGCGTCGAGGACGCGTTGTAAGTCGTTGAAAATGAGTAAAACTACAAAATTTTTGCACGCCCTGAGGACACGAGTCCCTCATAGGAGAGTAGCGTACTCCGCTTACGCTCCGTACTCAGCCTCCTCTTCTCTCTCAGCAATCCGCTTACGCTCGCTGAGAGGAGGAGTCTGCCTGCTTCGCAGTCCACTGCCACCTATGCCAAAGTTTGGTGCCTCTTTTTCTTTTTGTCGTCTTCCCATTCACGGCATGAAGGGCGCCGCCGATTTTTTCGGTATACCGTTTTGATCCATGAGAACGACCATTGCATTGTTTGTAGCCGGAACACCCAAGCCACAGCCTAGACCGCGTTTTGTTGGCGGGAGAGCGGTATCCACCCTCGACGCGAAGACAAATGCGTGGAAGGGGCAAATACGCGCGATTGTGACCCATGCCCGAATGACGAACGAGAGTATGTTTGCTCGGATGGGTGTTGGAACACCGATTGAGCTCAACTTGGTGTTCAGCTTTGAGAGCGAGCGTCACACCGGTTTGCACACGCACAAGCCGGACGCGGACAACTTGGCCAAGCTGGTGATGGATGTGTTGGTGGATGCGAAGGCGTGGGAGGGGGATGACTCGCGAGTGGCGGTGTTGTACTGCCGCAAGCAGTGGTGTGCTCCTGGGGAGGGGGGAGTAGCGATTGAGATTACCGCGACGGTAGCCGACGAAGAAAAACCGGATTGGCTGTAACTTTTTCCTAAAGTGCCCATGAAAACGACCGAAGAACATAGAACGCTGGAGACAGCAAAACGAAATCAAACCATGAAGAAAAAAGACCGAATCGTTGCCCTGCGAAAGAAGGGCAGAAGCTACAACGAGATTGCTGACGAGGTGAAGTGCAGCATCCCGTACGTCTACGCCGAGCTGCGGAAGGCTGGGCTTGTTAACCGTCACCCGAGCCATGCGCGTCCACGCAGCACGGAGTCTCTTGTGCGTGAGCTTGTGCAAGCTGACGAGCTCAACGACCGGTTGATTCGCCGCATCGACGAGCTCACGGAGGAGCTTGGGGCTATCCACAGAGAGGGCTTCCTTGGGAAGCTGGCACGGTTGTTTAACCTGAAATGACCATGAATCTGTCCAAGAACAACGACCCGCAAGAGGAGTTCGATGAACCGGAGTGCAGCTGCGGTCAGCTGATGGAGCTCAGGGAAGACGGCGACGACGGCAAGCTGATCCGGTTCTGGGTGTGCCCAGATTGCGAGGAGGTGCAACCGTGAGAGACGAACTAGAGCAATTGCGCCAAGCCTTGCATGACGCACGCATCGAGAACAGTGGACAAGCAGCGGAGTTGGAGCGAATCAGAGAGGCTAGACGCTGGATACCAATAGCCGAAAGGTCGCCAGAGCTAGGAGTTGACGTAATGGTAATTGACAGGGGTGAGTTGAAGATTGCCTGGAGGCACATTAAAGATGGAGAGTGGTCGTCTTTTTCTGCGCTAAATAAAATTTCCCACTGGATGCCATTGCCGCAACCGTTAAAGGAGGTGCAGGGATGAGCGAAAATGATTTAATGTTCATGCCAGACAGCATGATTGCAGGAATGCTGATGCACATTTCATTGGAGATGCATCACAACCATCGCGCTCTGATAGATGAGGCTCGCAGAAGGCTGGCTGTACGCCATGAACTGAACAGGATCGCACAGCAACAACGCTGGATTCCGGTGGAGGAGCGGTTGCCGGAAACGCGAGGCCCCGTTCTTACGTTGTGGGTGAGCGGAATGCAAAGCGTCAAACAATACGACGAGCAACATGGTTGGAACACTGGCGCACAGGTCACCCACTGGATGCCGCTACCAGAACCACCGGAGGCACTGCCATGAGCCTGTTCAGACTGACCGTGGCGGTTATCCTGCTCATGCTGGCGGGACTGGCGGGCTACGCATGGGAGCGTGGCAAGCACAAACGCTTCGCCCGAGCATGGGCGGAGGAACTCATCAACCCAACTTTTCACCTCATCAAATGAACATCGATACAGAAGAAATCAAACGCATCGTCGAGCGCATGAAGGCCCGCGGTCAAATCACCGTGACGCCTGAGCGCAGAATCGTGAAGGAAGCCCGTCCAACGCACGGCGACGCTGCTTGCCGAAGCTGCGGGACGGTATTCACGCGCAAGGCCGCAACAGCCATGTACTGCAAGCGTGAGTGCTACCTCTTTGAGCAGAAACGCGAGCGTGCGCTGGCAAAGAGCGCGGTCACACCCAGCGTGTGCCCCATCTGCAGCACGCAGTTCGTGCCCAAGACGCTCAACAACCAGACGTACTGCGGGCCGGACTGCAACCGTGAAGCCCAGAGAGTGCGGCGCAGCAAAATCAAAGCGTGATGTGGATACTGCCCAAACAACTCATATCAGCCTTTGCTCCGGTTATGGGGGCATCGACCTTGGACTTAGACGCTGCATCCCAAGCCTGCGCACGGTCGCTTATGCGGAGATCGAAGCGTTCGCAATCGAGCTCTTACTTGCGAGAATGGAAGGCGGGCAACTTGATGCGGCTCCAATCTGGCCTGATTTGCGATCCTTCCCGTGGGAGAGCTTTCGAGACCGCGTGGACGTCCTCTCTGGCGGTTATCCCTGTCAGCCATTCTCAGCCGCAGGGAAGCGACTTGGAGCAGACGACGAGCGACACCTCTGGCCAGCTATCGCAGCTGGCATTCGGATTCTGCGACCAAGAATCTGTTTCTTTGAAAACGTCGAGGGACACATCAGCCTTGGGCTACGGGAAGTCGTCGATGAGTTGGGAGCAATGGGTTACCGAGCGACGTGGGGAATATTCTCGGCGAGCGAAGTCGGTGCGCCACACCAACGCAAGCGAGTGTTCATCTTGGCCTACCGCGAAGGCGCGGGATTGGAAGGACACGACCGGTTGTTCGCTGGATGCGGTCAATCCAGATGGCACGTATCGGAACAGGCGCGACCGGCTTGTTGGAGCGATAGCGGCGGAGATGTCTGGCCCTCCCGCCCAGGAGAGCCCCAGCACGGATGGGAACCACCGCGAGTTGTGGCCGACACCGGACGCGACGGGGGTGGGCGACGGAGTGCCGTGGGAGGAGTTCAAGCGGCGGATGATGGAGCGCAGGGCGAGGGTGAAGGAAGCAGTTGCAGCGGGCGAGACGAAGCAGGGCAGTGGCAGGAGTGCGAACTTGTGTGCAGCGGTGCAGAACCCGCAATGGGCGACACCTCAGGCTCGGGACAACCGCAGTGGGGGAGCGGAACGATGGGACGACCCGAACCGGAGTCGCAACTTAAACGACCAGATTGCCACGGTTACGAAACAAAACGCAAAACTCAACCCGAGGTGGGTGGAGACGCTGATGGGATTGCCGGTGGGTTGGGTTATGCCGAGCTGTGCATCTCCAGTGACAATCGAACCGACGAACTCAGGTTGCTCGGGAACGGAGTCGTCCCAGCTACCGCCGCAAGAGCTTTTGCCGTTCTGATGGAGGAGTTGCTTTCATGAACATCGACCCAGCCGAAATCCGCGCCATCGTCGAGCGGCTCAAGGCAAGCGGACGCATCACCGTCCAGGAGGAAACGCTTCCCCGTCCCACGTTTCTCGTGGGGCAGGGGATGCTCTCGTGCAGGCAGTGCTCCCGAGTGTTCGCCCGCCGCCACAACGCAGTGAAGTACTGCAGCGAGGAATGCAATGAGGCCGCTGCCACGCAGCGCGAGAAAACACGCCCGCCACGCAGCCGCAAAGGGCCCGTCCACGCGTCGTGCCAGTGCTGCAATGTCGTGTATGCCAAGAAGGTCGCAAACCAGCGATACTGCAGCGCAGCGTGCTCAGGAGTCGCAGCCAGAGAGCGCCGAGGAGCTTGATGGCTCCGCACCGGTTTTCCGGATCAAAGGCGAAATCGGCAAAACGAAATGAGATTTTGTGAAAAAGTTTCAGAGCCAAACGCGAAGCGGTTTTGGATTTGGTGCGCCACATATAGGGCGCAGACCCGCACGCTCCTCTGGGGGGCGAGGGCGCCGCACCGGTTCGCACCGGTCACCCGCTACCGGTCACCGGTCACCTGCGGTCACTGCCAGCTCCGCTCCGCAACCGTCAAGAAATGCTTGTGAGTTGGGGTGAGGGCGCTCAGCATGCGGCTCTACTCGCGGATGCGCGAATGGGGTGACCGTCAGAGCCAGCACAGGGGCAATGGCGGTTGCCCCGACGCACGCGGGGGCGCGGTACGGATCAGGACACGAAAAAGGCCGAGGCACCACAAGGGGCAGCTCGGCCAGAGAGGGGGAGGGGAGGGCGGTTACAGGGAGTTTGCCAACTCTTGAAAGATTGGCTTGAGGGAATGGTAATTCATCCGTGCAAAAAACTCATCCCACGTCTCCTCGGGGTACTTCACACCCTGCGTGGTTGAACCGTACTCGCTGTGGTAGCGGAAAAACACGGGGCCGTGCTCATTCTCGTGCGGAAAGCATTCCAACTCGACGGAACCGTGATGGTATTCAATTTCGAGCGCAATGTATTCGGATGAGCGGATTTCTTTTATCTCTGAGGTGTTGGTTGTCATGGCGTGTGGTTTGGTTGGGTGTTGCGGG